ACTTATTTCTTTGAAAAAAATATTTAAATAATAATTTAATACATATTTTCAAAATTTGAAATTACTTAGAGAAATAATTATATACATAAATAGAGATAAACAAACAAAACAAACAAACAAACAAACAAACAAACAAACAAACAAACAAACAAAAACAATGGCAATGAAGGCTGGTGATATTGATATTGGAAAGGTGAGTTTTTCCGTCCCGAAGACTCTTGATAATGGCGGTAAGATGCTATATCTAAATTATAATGGTGGTATTAATCCCCTTTATATGCAGACACCTGAAGTAGAACTACCATTTGATCCTAGTTATTTTGCTGATAATGATACATCTGGGAAGTATTCAATTAAGGTTTCCCTAAAGAATCTCGAATCTAATCCTAAGATGAATGATCTCCATACATTCCTCACGAATCTCGATGATCATCTAATTTCTAAGGCACAGGAAAATAGTCAGGCGTGGTTTAAGAAACCGAAGCTATCTGTAGATACTATTAAGGAGCTATATACACCTATGGTTAAGGTTCATGTTGACCCTGAGTCGGGTGAACCAACGGGGAAGTATCCAGACCAGTTTGGATTTAAGGTTGTAAAGAAGAATAATAAGTTTGATAAGCTTTCTGTATATAATGAAAAGAAGGAACTATTTGATATTGATCGAACGACTGATAGTCCAGTTGACATTACAAATGTCCTTATGAAGGGTGCTCAGGTTAAGGCGGTTCTAAAGTGTAATGGTATTTGGATTGCGAATGGTAAGTTTGGATGTACGTGGAGGGCAGAACAGGTTCGTGTAAAGGTTCCTGAAGGGGGTCTACAAGAATTTGCTATCATGTCTGATTCTGAAGATGAAGATGATGAGGATGAATCTACTACCGAAACAAAGGAAGTAGAAATGCTTGAAGATAGTAGTGAAGAAGAAGAAGAACCCGAACCCCCTAAGAAGAAGGCGGTAAAGAGGCGTGTGAAGGTTTCAAAGTCTAGTGCGTAAATATTGTGAAATAATTAAATATACAATTAATATAAAAAATTTTTTTTAAGCGTCGTTGGTGTAGGGGTTAGCATATCAGCCTTCCAAGCTGGTGTCCCGGGTTCGAGTCCCGGACGACGCAAACTCGGCACTTTGGTCTAGTGGTATGATTCTTGCTTTGGGTGCAAGAGGTCCTGGGTTCGATTCCCAGAAGTGCCCTTTTAAGAAAAATTAAGAACTACTTTCATACTATTTGAATTAAGTCCTCTTGATGCTGATTTGGATAGTTCTTGACGTTTCTTTCTTATTTTAAGGTTTTTCTTTTCTTTTTTCATTGAGTTATAACTTATATTCATATCCTCTTCAATATGATCATAATTATCTTTTATATAATCAATGATAAGATTATCAATCGCCCATTTAAAAAAATTTAATTGGCCAATTGTCGTTGATATACCTTTATCTTTACCATAATTAAACGTTATTCTCTCTCTCCTACAAAAGGGATCAAAACGTTTTTTAGAATATGATTTTAATTGAGCTTTATAAGAATGGTATGTATTAAATTGTTTTAAAATTCTATTGCCATCAGGGTTAAAAGTATTTTTTCCAGTTTCCGTTTTATGAATTGTATAGAATACATTATATTTTTTCGAATAGTTTGTTACAAACCAATCAATTATCCTTAAAGAAACTTTAGTATCTTCTTCTAAAACTTCTAATAATTTTTTTATATTTTTTTCATCATAGTATTTATATAAAGAATTAAGTAAAACATTGCTCATTTTTTTATATATGAAATAATCTCTTTAAATATTAATAATAAAGAATTTAAACGCTTCTTATTAAATACAATTTTCTATAAACGATAAAAATAATGGATGAGGGTTAAAGGGTGTGGAATTATATTCTGGATGATATTGACATCCAATATACCACGGATGATTTTTTAATTCTATAATTTCAATAATTCCTTCTTCAGACAAACCCGATACTAAACAATTATTTTCATATAATATATTTTTAAAATTATCATTAATCGCATAACGATGTCTATGTCTTTCTAATGTTTTATCTTTATTATAAATATTTTTTAAAGAAAAATCTAAATTTATTTCTTTTAAACCTAAACGCATTGTTCCACCGATATTATTATCATTTGTATTTATTTTTGTAATTACATTTGTTCCATCTTTATCAAATTCTTCTGAGGTTGCATCTTTAATTCCTATAACATTTTTAAAATATTCTATTATCATTAATTGCATTCCAAGACATATACCTAATATAGGGATTTTCATATTTCGAATATATTCTATTCCTGAAATCATATTTTCAATTCCACTATTTCCAAATCCCCCGGGTATGATTATACCATGAATATTATTTAGAGTTTCAGTATAATCAAGGTTATGATCTCTAGCGTTTATCCAATGAATATTAATATTATAATTATGATAGATTCCAGCATGAGATATGGCTTCTAATAAAGATTTATAAGAATCATTTAATTCGTTATATTTTCCTAGTAATCCGATGGTAATAGTTTTATTACAATTTTCTATTTTATTATTTAAGGTATTCCATTTTTCAGTATTTAATTTATTATGAATATTGAATTGTTTTGAAAGAATTGTATGGATATTTTCTTTTATAAGGTTTAATGGTACTTTATAAATGGATGATAAATTTATTGCTTCAATAATATTTGATTCTGGTAAATTTGTATGTAGAGACAACTTTTTTTTTATTTCTTTTGATATACTTTTTTCTGAACGACATATTAAAATATCAGGTGTGATACCTACTTGTTGAAGTTCTCTAATATTATTTTGAGTAGGTTTTGTTTTTAATTCATCTGTAATTGAGTAGTGTACAAGATATGTTAAATGTATGGATAAGATATTTTCAATTCCTAAATCATTTCTTAATTGTCTTAGAGCTTCATAAAAAGCCATCGCTTCTATATCTCCTACACAACCACCAATTTCGCAAATAATATAATCACAATTATTAGGATTATAACATATAAAATCTTTTATGATATTTGTGAAATGTGGGATCATTTGAACTGTTTTACCTAAATATTTACCTTCTCTTTCATTATTTAATATTTTTTGAAATAATTTACCTGAAGATGTACTATTTATTTGTGATGTTTTTATTTCTAAGAATCTTTCATAATATCCTAAATCTAAATCTGTTTCTGTTCCATCTTCAGTTACAAAAACTTCACCATGTTCAGTTGGATTCATTGTCCCTGGATCAATATTTAAGTATGGGTCTAATTTCTTTATTGTAATTTTTTTTTGTTCAAGCATTTGAAGAATAGAACCTATACTAGCAGATATTACACCTTTACCTAATCCAGAAATGACACCACCAGTTACAAATATATATTTAGCCATGATACTACTAAAATTATTATAATTTTAATTATTAATCGTACTTTAAAAAAAAATGTATATATTTAGTATATGAAGACTGAAACACTTAATAAACTATTAATATTAATTCTTATAATATTAAGTTATATGTATTTCACAAAAAAAAATTGCGAAAAAACAATAGAAAGTGTAGCAAATATCAGAGGATCTATTCGAAGAAGGGTTTCTTTAAGTGATGACGGAGATTCAGAAGAAGAGGATTCTACTCAAGATAATAATCCACCTCGTATGGATTTAACGGAGGAAATTGTTGAGGTTTTAGAAAGCGAAGGGGGTGAAGGAACTACAACTGAAGGGGGTGAAGGAACTACAACTGAAGTGGGTGAAGGAACTACAACTGAAGGAGGAGAAGGAACTACAACTGAAGGAGGAGAAGGAGGAGAAGGAGGAGATTGTAGAGAAACAGATGATCCTGGATATAGTGAATGGGTAAATATATCAGATACATGTAACTGTAAGCCTGGGAGTGAATTTAATACACATCCAAATGGAACTTTGAAAAGATGTGTTCGCATGTGTCCACCAAGTCCTAATAATGATTCCAATTATAGTGACTGGGTCCCTCAAACAAATTCTTGTAAATGTTGGGAGGGTACTAAATCATATAGAATAATTAATTCAAATAGGGAGAGTGTAAAACGTTGTGGACCAGAATAATTTATTTTTCAATCCAATATATCCCTTGTAAATAAGCATCTGCTAGATCATCTTTTTTTTTTGATTCATTAAATAGTGTTTTAAATTTATCTAATTCATTAGTAACCATACATTTTGTATATTCAATACTTAAATATTTATTTTGGGCATATTTATTTTTTTTTTTACATTCTATTTTTGGACCTTTATAAACTTTAAGTTTATTTCGGGCATTAACCATATGAATTAGTTCTATTGGGGATGTTTTATCCATAACACCTTCAATTACAAAGAAAGTATAAATTATCATTTGAATACTTTTCATAACAGGGTTTTTTAAAGCCGGTTGATTTTCAATAAGAACATATTTAATATTTGATAAGTCTAATTCCCTTAATTTTGAGATACACATTTGTGATATTTTTAGTATATCATGCTTCGTATTTAATTTTTTTTTTTTTGCTTTTTTATTTAAACTTTTATGGTTAATATGCGACGAACAATAATAAGAAGTATTATCATTTTGAGTTAAACTATAAGATGCTTGTTTTTCACATTTTTTTTTTAGATGCATTGAACAAGTTGGACTATCGTCCATATTAATAATACCCCATTGAATTATATTTTTATTAGGTGTTAATTCACAATAAGCCAAGTTTTTTATTCCAACATCAAATGATAAATAATTCATATTTTATTGATTTATTAAATTCTTAAATATTAAAATAAAATGTTATTTAATATTATATGAATAAGGTTGATAAAGATACCCTAATAAAATTATTAATTATAACTGTTATTGTTTTGGGATATTTATATTTCTTTAATAATGACTGTAAAGAACTTAAGAAAGAAATAGAAGAAATGACAATTGAAGGAAATGATAATATAGAACCTGATGCTGATGCTGATACTGATGCTGCTGCTGCTGCTGCTGCTGCTGCTGCTGCTGCTGGTGATAATGATAATGGTGCTACTGATAATATTACATGTGGTAATACAGATGGTAACAATACTCCATTTGATTGTAGTGGATCGGATAATCCATTAAAACCTGACGCGATATGTACCGGAGACCCCCCGGTGTGCGTGGAGGCGACATGCTGTGTTCCGCAACCTGGTGCTGACGCTGGAGAACAAGACGGAACTACAACACAGGGACCTGGAAGATGTATACCTAATACATTATTATATTCTTGTAATAAATGGAATGATGTTTTGGATCCACAAATAAGATCTTGTGCAACCCTTACAAATCGCGAGAGTTGTGAATATGAAAAGGTCCATGGACCTGGTGGTGATCCACCTGACCCTAATGCTGATCCACCATACCGGGGGTTTATAATTCCTGAAGGGGCTGGAACAAACCCTAGTATATGTGAATATTCGGACAGATGTTCAGCAGAACATTCAGAATGGAGAAATAATCCTGAGAGAGTAAATCCACCAACTAATACTAATAATGATACTCAAGAACCTAGTGAAGAACTATTGGCAGCAAGAGAAGCTGCTTCTGCTGCTGAAGAAGCTGCCCTTGCTGCTGTGGAGGCGGCCAATCAAGCAGCAGCTCTCGCTCAAGAAAATCAGGGGGATGAAGCTGCTGAGGCTGCTGCCGAGGCTGCTGAGGCGGCCGCAGTTGAGGCTCAAGCAGAAGCAACTAGATTAAGAGAAGAAGAAGAGGCTATGTCTCAGAATGAAACAAATGTTAATACTAATGTGAATGGTAGTATTAATGCTCTAGTTACTCAAGGTGAAAAGATTCAAAGAAGAACACTCGAATTAGATATCCCGACGGATGTCATAAATCAAATAAGTGGTGATCTTGGAAATGCTTTATCGTCTGGAGATAACGAGCGTTCACTTCTGGCGGCCCGAAACCTTGTAAATAATTTAGAATATTTAATAAATGCCGGAGATGATGGAGCAGAAGACATACTCGCTAGAAAAGAGAGAATACAAGATTTATTAGCTCAAATCGATACGTTAAACAATCAATTACAAGCAGAAGGAGTGGAATTTAATAATATAAATAATGCGAATCAAGCTGTAATTGGATCTGTGACAGATAATACACAACAAGAAAACTTCGCCAACTTTGAAAATGCTCAAGGGGATGGGATGATAACATATACGAATTATGCTCTATTACAATAAGTTTTTAATTTTTTTATCTATTCTTTTATATAATGAAATCAGAACACTTACAACAATGTATTATAATTGTTCTTGTTTTTTACTTTCTATTTAGTATATTTTATAAGTGTCCATGTACTCGAAGGACTTTAGAAAGTATGGTTCCCAATATTGATATAGACATACCTGATATTGATATTAATGTTGAAAATACAGAAAAAGATACTAAAGATACTAAAGATACTAAAGATATTAAAGATACTAGTGACGATAAGGATGATGAAGGCAGTAGTGATAATGGTATGCGTAAAAGAGGATCATCCCGCGAGGATGATAGTGGGTCGATGGGAGATGTAGTTGAATATTTTAAAGATAAATTGATATCAATATTTTCAAATATTCAATTATTAGTTGGAGTTGGAGTTATAGTTGGTATTATATTCCTTGGAGTTATGGTTGTAAGGAAAACTCGAACTGTAAAAAGTGCTGTATCAGATAAAAGTATATCTGATATAACCAGTCCATTAAAAAGTAAGTTGCCCGGTTTACCTATATCAAAAGATTCTTTAAAAAGTAAGATTCCTGGTTTACCTATATCGAAAGATTCTTTAAAAGATTCTTTAAAGGGAGCAATAGCGGATAAGAGTATGACGGATATAACCGGATCATTAAAAAAAGGTTTAAGTTTAGTTAAAACCGATGATTAAAATGGCGAACCACCCATAGATGATAATCCATTTACAGGGGATCCCATGCCACCATTCAAAGGAGGAGACATTCCTGATATTTCTTTATTTACTTGTTGTTCAACCTGTTGTTGAACTTGTTGTTGAACTTGTTGAGGCTGATTAGTTGCTTGTGCGACTTGGGCTTCAAACATCGTGGGTTTGGCAAAATCTACTTCTTTTGGAGCATTTTGTTGTGCCATCGATACTGGTAAAAATACAACTAAATTCTTTAATACTATATAAATAATTGGGAACATTAAGAAAATCCAAGCAAGGTTAACCTGATTATATTGACATAATCCATATAATATAGCACCTAATACAACGACTAATTTAACTTCATGTAACGAGTGCATATTATATAAGTTTTCCATCTTACCATTATTAAATCTCTTTAATATACTGCGAGACATAAATAAAGATATACCTGTAACAATTACAAATACTAAATATACCATCATTGGCGAACACATCTTAGCTGAAAGCAAATCAAGAGGATTCGAAGCATTATCCATTTTATACTATTAATAATATTTTATTTTCAAAAATATTAGCATATAAATAATATATAAAAGAAATAATATATATAAAAAATAAGAACATATAATAATTAATAATTAATTAACTATGGGTATTCCATCATATTATAAAAATATAATTAAAGATTATCCTGAAATAATAAAATCACCGAATCAACTTAATGTAAAAGTAAATAATTTATTTTTCGATTTAAATTGTGCGATTCATCCTTGTTGTGCAAATAAAACAGATGAAAATGAAATGCTTGATGAAGTATTTAATAAAATTATTGAATGTATCAATATTACAAAGGTTACTGATCTTGTATATATAGCTATTGATGGTCCAGCACCAAGAACTAAAATGGAACAACAGAGATACCGCCGTTTACGTTCATCAAAAGAAAAGAAGGTATGGGATACAAATCAAATTACACCTGGTACGAAATTTATGGATAAATTAATACATTTTTTAAACTATAAATGTAAAGTTCTAAAAGTAAATTATATTATATCAGATTCAAACGAACCTGGTGAAGGAGAACATAAAATAATGAAATATATGGATACATTAAAGAAAAATACTATAAATGTTGTATATGGACTTGATGCTGATTTAATTATGTTATCTATGATAAGGGATTACAATGTATTCTTATTAAGAGAAAGGACAGAGTATAATATTGAAAATATAGACGCTAAATATATATTTCTTGATATTGATTTTTTAAAAAAACACTTACTTCAAACTATAAAGAAAGATTATTATAATATCCCAGATAATACTATTTTAAATGATTACTTATTTATATGTTTCTTTATAGGGAATGATTTTATAATTAATTCTCCATCAATTAATATCCGTTACAACGGATTAAATAAACTTTTATCTATTTATTCTGAACTTCAAAAAGATTATTATGGAAATTTTTATTTACTTGAAAAGAATAAAATTAATTATCATAATTTTAAATTATTTATCCAACGTTTAGCTATGTCTGAAGAAAATAATATTAATGAAATATCTAAAAAAAGAAATAAATTAGAAGAACGTAATAAACGTAATTATTATCATATATTAAATCAAAAAAAATTAAAAAATATTAATGATATAGATAAACACAATGAAAATGATTTTAATATAACTAAAGAAGAATATGATGAATTTAAAAACTTTACTCCTTTAATTTTTAGAAGAGAAGAAAAAAGAGTAATCAATAATATAAATAAGTTATATTACATTTATAATAAATATAAAGAAATACATTATAATCCTAGTTATGATCAATTAATTGAAGAAGAAAAAAAACAAATCTGTAATGAATATTTAAAATCAATAATTTGGACAACATCTTATTATTTTGATACATGTTCATCTTGGAAATGGTATTATAAATATCATTATGCTCCACTTTTTAAGGATATATTTGAATATTTAAAACATTATGATAATTTTACACATTTAGAATTGAACGATAAAATTCCA